GGAGGAGACAGGAGCCACCAGGGAATACAATACCGTATTGTGACTCCAGACTATGTATATTGTGAATCAGCAGAAGACGCGCCAGACGTACCAAAATATTACATGGAGCAAAGATTACGATTACACCCCAAAACAGGAGAGGCTGTATGGATAGCTGATGTTCTGGATATACGCGACATGCAAAACCCAATATTTGGAATGTACGCAATAAATACAGACGGTTCCCTGGGAGAAGATGTATCAGAGATTTTTATGGGACACCCTACCCACAGAGGACAAGACTACCCATATATTGGGAAAGATGGGATACCATTTTTACCCATGGAGCTGTACAGAGCAGAGAAAACAGGCCAGCTCTGGAACTCATATAATGGATCAGCTATGCTTTTTGGCTCATTGTCAGCGGCTACCCTAAGCTCCTGGTGGCTCCATTTATTTAAATCAGCCAGCTGGCCACAGAAATATATTTTAGGAGCTGGTCTGGCTGGAGTAGGTACATCAGACCAGGACAACATGAGCAGACGACAAAGTATAGACACTGATCCAGCCAGTATCCTGGTATTCCAGGGAGATCCAGACATGACAGGCCAGCCCATGATTGGAGCATTTGAACCAGGTTCTGATCCTCAAAAAATGATGGAGGCCTTAAGTATGTACGAATACAGAGTATGTACAGCGGCTGGACTCTCCTCCTCTGTATTACGCCAGAGTGGAGATCCTAGGTCTGGGTATTCTCTTTCTATATCGAGAGAGGGACAAAGAGAGGCGCAAAGAAAATTTTCGTTTTTCGCTAGATATGATGAATCCCTAATGGCAAAAACAGCCAAATTATGTAATCGTTTCCTGGGTACAAACCTCCCAGAAACTGGATACAGAGTACGATATACGCACCTCCCAAAAAGTAGCGAGGAGCAGAAAGAAGACAGGACAAATATCCTGGAATTATTAAAGGCTGGTTTGATGAGTCCTCTAGAGGCTATTCAAAAATTACACCCAGATTTAGACGAAGAGGGAGCCAAGCAACACCTTATAAAAATACGTAGAGAAAGAATGGAGTTTTTGTAGAGATATTGGTTTCACTTACACTTTCACTTACACTTACACTTACACTTTCACCCCCAACCAAGACAAGGATACAACATGGAAAAAACAATAGACGGCCAGACCTGGATACTCAAAAGCAGAGTAGAAGAAATTATAAAAGAGCGAGTTAGCAAGGTAGCCACCAGAGCCAACACAGCCCAGGAGCAAATTACCCAGCTCCAGGAACAACTGGAATCAGCACAAAAAGCCCAGGGTACTGTGGACATACTAAGCCAACGAGTCCAGGAGCTGGAGGGAAACCTGGCCAAATCAAATACCAGGTACTCCAGATACCAGGCGATTACAAAGCATGGATTACATGGAGAGGATATGTTAGAGGCTCTGGAGTATTCGTACGAAAAGAGCCAGGCACGACTCCCAAAGAAAGACCAGACAGACCTGGCTACCTGGCTGGATAATATGGTATCAAATCCAGACCAGGCTCCAGTACTGATTAGGCCACACCTCCAAAGCCTACAGCCACAACAACAACCCCAGGAGAATCTCCAGGAAGTCTCTACCCAGGCACAACTCCAGGCGCTCCAGACACAACAAGAAAACCAACACCAACCAGCTCCAACACCTCCCAGAGTAAATATGGGAGTACAACGGACTCCAGAACCTACAGACCTCCTGGACAGAGCGCTACAAGATCCAGACTTTTATGCAGCGAACAGAGAAAGAGTACACCAGGCCTGGAGAACACAAGCTGGAAACATAAAGAGTTAGTCATGGCTGAAGATTTGAGAAATATTAGTACTTTCCCCCATTTCCATAATTTTACAGGCTCCACGTCTTTAACAGAAATAAAGCTACCAGAGGCCTGTAATACTGTTTTATTGGGTTCCATCACATATGCTCTCTTTGTTGTACAAAATGGTGGAACTGATGGAGGTTCTGTACCATCAAATAAAGGATTTGTACCTAAGACCAATTACATGGAGCTACCAATTGGCTCTGGCCTGGAAAGCGTCCAGAGTGTATACGTAGCTATCCAGAGTGGTACAGGAGACATATCCATAGTACTCCTGGAGAAATAATGGTATTCATGTATGGAACAGGAACAGGAACAACAGGAGAAACTGTGGAAAAAGCAGATTTGACCAGTCAAATAACAGGCTCTACAAACGTTTTTACAATCCCAGAGAGTAGTCTAAGCTCGATAAGGCTCTACTTTAATGGGATACGCCAGGTAGAGGGAGAAAATTTTACTGTGACTAATTCGACAACTCTAACATTAGACTTTACACCAGAAACAGGCGACTTTCTAACATTAGATTACACACCAGCATAAGGGAAAAAAAACCATGGGTTCTATTCAAATTAAAAGCGGCCAGTTATCGGATTCGTCCGTAATCGCGGCCAAAATTGCCTCAAATGCAATTACATCAGTAAAAATACAAGACAATGCTATTACCTCCAGTAAACTTTCCACAGGAGCTGTAGGAGCTGGAGCTATCGCAAGTGGAGCGATTAACAATGCGAACATGTTCGGAGCGTCAGTAGTAGCCACAGCAGCCCTCCAGGACGATTGTATTACAGCTGATAAAGTAGGAGCTGGAGAAATTGGTACATCAGCTCTGGCGAACGTTTCAATAACTGAGGGAAAATTGGCTAATGGAGCTGTGACCTCCAGCAAATTGGGAGCGGCAGCAGTCCAGACCAGTAACGTGGGAGACTTACAAATTACTGTAGGAAAATTGGCTGGCTCCATCACTCCAGCAAAATTAGACCTAACCGCTACATTTGACTACACCTCTGGTACAGTCCAGGTAGCCACTCCCAGTAACGCGTCCGAGGCAGCCCCTAAGAGCTATGTAGACTCAGTAGCAGCTGGACTTTCTGTAAAGGAAAATGTACGAGTAGCCACAGAGACAAACGTAGATATTACAAACCTCCCAGCCTCCATATCGTCAGTAACTATGGCCAGTGGGAATAGAGTCCTCCTATTTGGGCAGACAGACGCCACAGAGAATGGAGTTTACTCCTATACCTCCTCTGGCTCCTCCATGAGCAGAACAACAGACATGGACGCTGGTACTGATTTCCCTGGAGCGTTTCTATTTGCTCTTGAGGGTGATTTTTCAGAACAGGGTTTTGTATGCTCAAATGATGGTACAGTAACTCTGGGAGCTACAAATATCGCTTTCCAAAGATTTACAGGTTTAGGACAGATCAGCGTAAATAACGGCCTAGAAAAACAGGCTGATACAATCGGAATTGCTAACAGTGGAGTAACCACAGCCCGTATAGCTGATGGAGCTATTACCTCTGGAAAATTAGGCTCTGGTTCTGTTTTGACAGCGGCAGTGGGAGACGCTCAAATTACCCAGGGAAAATTGGCGAATGATTCAATTGGAGCAGCTCAATTAATTGATGGAGAAATCGATACTGTAGCTCTGGCCAATTCCTGTATTACCACAGCTAAACTTTCTGACAATTCGGTTAGCTCAGCAAAGGTAATTGACGCGAGTATTACCTCCAGCAAATTGGCCACAGCAGCAGTACAGACAGCGGCAGTGGGAGACGCTCAAATTACAGGCGTAAAAATTGCCAACGATGCTGTAGATTCTCAGCATATCGCAGACAACGCGATAAACGCCAGCTCTATGTTTAATGGTGGCGTTGTAGATTCGGCAGCTCTGGCCAGCTCCTCTGTGGTATCCTCAAAAATTGGAGCTGGAGCTGTGGGTACATCAGCCCTGGCAGACACCAGTATTACATCAGCGAAATTACAAGACTCCAGCGTAACCTCCAGCAAATTGGGAATCACATTTGCCCAGGAGGGTTTCCAAATCTCTGGTAGCTCCACCAGCTCTGTAACTCTGGCACAATCACTTTCTACCAACGAGGCTAAAGCTGTTTTGGTATTCAAAAATGGTTTGTCACTTCGTAACGCTACAGCTCTGGGAGATAGTCCATCAGATAATGACGAGTTTTCTGTTTCTGGAGCCACTGTAACATTCGGAGCCAATTTGGTAGATGCAGACGGCCTCATGGTCTGGTACTTCTACTAGGTTATAGTATTTTGGTAGAGACTCCACCACCTCCAGGAGTCTCTACCATATTCTCTCCACAACTTCCCTCCACAACTTCCCTCCACCTCCTCCCTCCAAATCCTATGGCCAAACGAGATTACAAAAAAGAGTATAAAAAGTTTCATGGAACCAGGACACAGAAAGACCGTAGAAACATGACGAACAAAGCCAGGAGACTCCTGGGATTAAAGCCAGGAGATCCCAGAGAAGTAGACCATATAGTACCACTCTCTAAAGGAGGCACTAATAAAAAATCAAACCTAAGAGCTGTATCGAGAAAGACCAACAGAAAAAAGGGAAACAGATACAAGAAGTAGACCAACTCCTGGGTAATATGGTTTCACTTTCACTTACACTTTCACTTACACTTTCACTCTCACCCTGGAATGGTCACTTTATACCATTGACAATACCACCAGGAATACAGTACAATACAAATACATAGGCTTATAGGTTCGCAACCGTTAACAGCTGGAAAGGCCAAAACAACCCAACCAACTATTAACAGGATATAAAAATGCCTATTACATTCGCTAATTTGAGTGGTGACTTACGTCTGGCGGCTATGATCAGCGCAGAGCTAAACCTACTCATTAAAGATACAGCAAACCTACGAAACACTCCATATCTCATGTACGGAGGCTCCATTAATGGTACAGGCTCCCCAGTAGTCCGAGTACGTAAAATTGGCCTCTATGGTCGCGACAATTTCAAAACTCCAACCCTTGAAAATGACGCTGTAGCTGAGACTTCTCTTACTGATGGACACGCTGATATCACGTGCGTTAGACATTCTTTACGCTACGATTTGTCAGATCTCGCTACCCTAACATCATTTGGAAACTCTCCTAATGAAGTCTCGCCTTTTAATATCGCAGCCTCAATTGCAGCCTCTTACGATACACTTTTTGCAGTCCAGACAGCTACAGCAGCGGCCAGTTTTGGTACAGACGCAGGAGCAACAGGTACAGACTTCTCAGTATCCAAGTTTTTCTCTGGTATTTATCAACTTGAACAAGCAGATAGTGGATTAGGCGCTGAGGCTCCATACGTATGTGTACTCCATAGCAAGGCCTTAACAGAGCTACAGAATAGCCTACGCTCGGAAACAGCAAATATTATTGCGAATGATCCAGAAACTATGGCTATGATGGGAGCCAAGTCTGGATACGCTGGAAAATTGGCTGGTGTCGATATTTACAAATCTTCTCATGTTACTGATGATTCTACTTCATACGATAATTTCATGATGGCACGAGGCGCTATTGGATACGCTGATGGAGTCCCCAATATCGTTGGAGCTGGTGAAATGATGCAAATGGATAAGGTTTCTATCGAATTCGAACGCACAGCGGCAGAGGCCTTAGTATCTATCGTGGGACATTGCTTTTTAGGAATGGCAATTATAGACGATAACAAAGGCTGTTTAATCAGCTCACAGGTAAGCTAGACAAGCGATTTGCTAACAGGTGATATGGTTGTTTCCTTGTCGCCTGTTTCCATATTCGCCTGTTAGCTCCTATTTTCACCCCAAAAAAACAGGAATGACAAACCGATGAACTTTAATGACCTAGCCCAGCCCTGGCAAGCCAACCCCCAAAAAGCTCCCAGGCTCCCATTAAAACCAAATACCTCTTTTCTCCTCATGCACCACCCCAAAAACTGGGAGCTGTATGTATTCGAAAAGAAGACAAGAAAGAAGAAAGGAGAGGAAGATACTCCAGAGCCAGAGGAGTATCCTCTGTTTATTCCAAAACTCACAAAGCTAATAGAGTCTCCTGGTGTGAACAATGTACAAAACTCTGGACGCTCCATAGATAGCTCATACGCACAGAGCCAATTCTACAATAAAGGATTTGAAATACTGAGACATCAAGACCATGATTATTTGAGAATATACCCAGCCCAGGGAGGAAACCACTATACCCACAAATGGGTACAGATGGAGCTAATTGGTTCTGAGTTATTGAGAACCACAGACAAATTAGGACAGGCAGAGTGGAAAAGAAAATTGGTAGCTGATCAGTATATCGACCTCCCACACCCTGGAATCATAAAAATTATTACTCGTAAAATGGAAAACAATATTACCAGGCTCCAACAAAGAGCGCATATCCCAGCAATAAAGATGGAGCTGGAGCGAGAAGAGAAGAACCTGGCCAACGCTAAGAAAGCCCTGGAGCTATTGACCAAAAAAGGAGTAAAAGCATATGAGTAACGAAGAACAGAAACGAAAATGGAACGCCCTGGAAAAGACCAGGAAACGATATCAACAGGCGACAGGCTGCACAGCAAGACAAGCAGAGAAACGAATTGCACAAATCCTAACTGAAAACGATAACAAAAAACGGAGCCAATGATATGTATAATGATCCTATACCCTTTAAATTACCAAGACGATTAGAACACGAGGGAGCTGTAAATATCGAAACAATTACAGCCAATAAAACCCTCCTGGATTCAGATAGCCAATACCAAATCATTACAAATAATAGAGGCTCCACAGCTGATATTAAACTCCCATCAAAAGTAGATGGAGCCTGGTACTGGTTAAAAAATAGCTCCTCCAGTCCTCATGCTTTTGTGGTTCAAGATTCAGAGGGTAATCCAGTTATTGGTGGCTCTGGTTTGGCAGCTGGAAAAGCGGCTTTAGTTGTTTGTGATGGTTCCAATTGGGCTGTGGTTTTCCAACAGTCATAAACTTTCACTTACACTTTCACTTACACTTACACTTTCACTCTCACAGCCTGGAGTATGGTCATGGCAATAACAGCAAGAATCAGAGCTACAGAAATACTGGAGCGAGGCAAGAGCCAGACCACCAGGCTGGAAGTGTACGAAAATGGAGCGCAACTGGTACCCACCTCTGGAACGTATACCATGAGGGAGCCAGATGGAGAGACAAAGGTAGTGGACGAGGTAGCTCTAACTATTGAGTCTGATGGTACAGCCACGTATGTACACAGCTCCAGCCAGCTGGCAGAAACCAGACCTCTGGGAGAGGGATATATACAGGAGTTTACTCTGGTAATATCTGGAGTCAGTTATACGTTTAGACGGTTAGCGGCTCTGGCCAGGAGAAGACTGTACCCAACAGTAACAGACGAAGACCTAACCGAGCTGTACACAGACCTGGAGAACCTCAGACCAGCCAGTATTTCCTCTTATCAAAAGTTTATAGATAGCGCCTGGAATGAGATACTGAGACGAACAAAACAGAACGGCTCCTGTTATACATACCTGGTACTCTCTCCAGAGTCTTTTCATGACGCACTATTAAACCTCACACTGGCCAAGATATGGAGAGACTTCCACAGCGCCCTAGGCCAGAGCCAGGGTAGATACCTGGATTTGAGTACTCTCCACCACAAAGAGTATCTATTCGCGTATTCTCAAATTAATATGGTCGTAGATCAGAATCACGAGAACAAAGCGACAGATCCAAACGCCAGGAACGCCAGGCAGCCTGTAATCTATTTGAATGGTACAGCTCCATATAGATATTTGAGGAGATACTAAATGAGTATCAAAGTCTCCCAGGTACGTACAGCAGTTTCTGATAAGGTTGGAACCGTAACAGGATTCAAAGAGGTACCATTTCCAGCTGAGTACCTGGGGAGAGTCCAAAACTCTGTAGCCCACAAAGGATATGGAGTATCTATTACGTCGAGTATAGCGAAGACTGATCGACAGTCCAGGAGAAATCCATATTACCTATCCAGCTCTGTAAAAATACGATTTGCGTATAGATTACGACCACACAGTGTAGTAATAGATTATGGTCTTTCGATGGATTCAGAACAGGAGGTACTCCTGGCTGTGTTGGGAGACTACCAGACCACCAGGCAAGGATTACAATTGGAATATAACAGGACTACAAGAAACTTTACAGATAGCCTGGAGTATGTAATAACAGAGCTAGAATTAACCGCGTATCACCATATAGGAGAATAAAGATGAGTTACAGCGTAATACCCAAAATCAGAAGAGACGGAAAATTAACCCTAATGGACTCTGGAGCCACAAATACCCTGGAGATAGCCTACGAAGATGGTAATTTTTCTTTCAATGGTCTACCCACAAAAGAGGCTCAAACGATTATCAGAGACAGAGGAGTACTAACAAATATCAGAAAGGGAGACTCAGAGGCTCCCAGCTCTGGCTCTTTCTCTGTACACTTTCGACAATTCACCAGCTCCACAGCTGGATCAGTCCTGGACTTTGTAAACAAGACAGGAGCGTACTCTGGAAACACCTCCACAGGAGATACAGGTACTCCAAGAGTAGAGTTTTATACCATCGATATCAAATATGAGGTAGATGGCGCTCCAGATGGATTAACCAGTACAGACCACAGCGCCACTCTTTCCAAATGCGTAGTAACAGGAGCCTCAATTACAGAGGGAGATCCTACCGCGCTAAACCTGGAATTTGTTTGTTATGGTGGTATTACGTACGCAGAGGCCACATAACCATAGAAATGTAAAACAGGAGACGACATGGAACAAGAAACAATAAAACTGGGCAAATTGGGAACCCTGGACTTAGACACTCCAGGGTTAGCCACTTGCCTGGAGTTTGTCACAATTTGGGCAACCTCTACAGAACAGCCAGCACAATTGGCCAGGGTAACAGCTGGAGCTATTGGAGTCTGTATAGACCACCACGCCAAATTACCCAAATACAGACCAGCAATACATAAGCCTGGAGAGTATGGCCACATTTGTCTGGATAGACTCCTGGAGTATGGTATAACCAGCTCTAAAATATATGAGTGTGGTAGTACTTGCCTCCTAGCAATGAGTAAAAAACTCCCAGTAGAGGAGGAATTAGAGGAGACTATGGATTTTTTGGAACCAAGCCAGGACAATACCAGAGGTTAGAATTACGTGTATCCAGGTTCTGGAACCAACAACCAAATTGGTACAGTAGCCTGGACACAGAAACCCAGAGGATAGTCCTGGCTGATTACCTCCTGGAAACAGAGACAGAGGAACAGACCAAGGAAAGGAAAACCAGGCAACAAAGGAGAATCATAAAAAAGGCGAGGGAAAAAAAGGAGCTGAAGTATGGCCAAAAAAGTTAGAGTAAAGTCTGGGAGTACCACAGCTGAGGTATCCCCAGAGTTAGCCCAAAGTATCGAGAAAACATTAGATTCTCTGGCTCCAGAAACCAAAAAGACTATAGAAAACGCAATAGATAATATATACCAGGAGGCGTATAAAGACTGGCCTGTACGATTCCATAAATCCAAATCTGGAGATTCAAAAAACAAATTAGAACAGGGTATAATCCTGGATATTTCTGATGGTTCTGTTTCTGGGTTTATAAGAAATACAGCAGAGTACGCCTGGGCTATAAAAGTTGGAGTAAATACCAAGATAGACTTACCTCTGGGAGCCAGGGTATCAAATGAGTTATTATGGAAACCAGTAAAAAAATTGGCTGATCCAATTGCGGAGGCTTTAGCTAATGAAATTACCAAGCTCATAAAATAGAGTACTCCTGGTAATATGGTTTCACTTACACTTTCACTTTCACTTTCACTCTCACTTTCACTTTCACACCCCAGGAGAAGATATGCCAGCTGATGTAAATCGTAGTGTGGAGGTAAGCGTACGTGCCGATCTCAAGCAGCTCCTTAACAACCTAAAGCAAATCCCAGGAATGACAGAGGCGGAGGCCAAAAAAATGGTGTCTGCTTTGAATAGGCAATTACGCCAGACCGAGGCAGCGAGCAAAAAAGCAGCCAAAGCCAGCACAAAAGCCACCAGGCAAATGGCTAAAGGATTTGATAAAGCAGCCAAATCAGCAAAGAGCGCCAGAGCGCAGAGTAGAGATATGGGAGCGGCCTTAGGTAGTTTGGAGGATGTTGTAGGAGGAATAAACCCAGAGCTGGCTGGTATGGCCATGGAAATTGGTCTGGCTGGTCAAGCGTTTAGAAGTCTCTCCAGGAGTATGGCTACAGGTAATCCAATAGTATTAGCTGTTATTGGAACCCTGGCAGCGGCAGCGGCAGCCTATACTGTATTCACAGCAGAGTCACGAAAGGCCAAAGAAATCCAGGAGGGAGTGGCTAAGGCAGTTGAAGACGTAAAAAATAAAATAGAAACCCAGGCTGGTGTGGTTTCCTCTGTTGTGGGAGATTACAAAGACGCTACAAGAGCGCTGGCTGTGCTAACTGGTAACATGTCACAAGTTGACGCTGATATAGCAAAAGCCAAAGATACGATACAGGGAAAACTAAAAAGCAACCTAGAAACACAGGATAAATTAATAGCTAAGGAAAAAGCTCTATTGGCTCTGGTGAGAAAGGCCAGAGATGTCAATACAACACTAACAGACGAAGAAGAGAAAACCCTAAATATAGCTCTTTCGTTAAACAAAGTTAAAGCACATGGAGGGACTCTATCCAGTAATATTGTAGCAAAAACCGCCCAAATGAACCGATTAGAGGGTAAAGTATTAGACAAATTGGCTACAGAAAACAAATTTAGAGACAGAATCATAGAGGGAAGACAAAAAGAGTTTGAGGCTAGAAAAGAGCTTTTACAACTCCAGGAGGAATTAAGGAAAGCCCAGGAGGAAGAGGCCAAAAAAGAAAAGGCCAGAGCAGACGCAAGAGCCAGAGCAGTCAAGAGACTACAAGACCTCCAGGCTGGATTAAACATGCTCAAGCAGACAGAACAGCAACTGGAACAGGCTATATTTCAATCCAACGTAAATAGACTGGCTCCCCTCGAAAAGATCAACGCATTATCAGACAAAGAGCTGGAGAACATCAAAGCCCAGAGGAAACAAATAAAGGATAGTCTGGAGCTGGCAGAGAAAACAGCAAAGACCAAAAAAGACCAGGTAGAGCTGGAGAAGATCAGAGCCACAGCCACAGAGAACCTGGCAAAACTAGACACCAGAGAACACCAGGTAACTCTGGAGAGACAGGCAGAAATCCAGGAGCTACACGAAAAACAAGCGGAGGCCAGGAAAAAATTACGACTCCAGGAAACCAAAGAATTACAGAATATGGAGAAACTAGCCAGACAACAGATAGAGGCTGGTATAAATACGAGCCTCCAGGGACTGGCTACATTTGGAACAAGCGCTACCCAATTTCTGGAGAACATGGGTAACAAAAACAAAGAGCTGATTAATGGTTTATTCAGAATCCAACAAGCGGCAGCCCTGGCAGATATAGCGATCAGTACAGCGCGAGCTATCGCAAGAGCCCCAGCTGATTATGGTGTTTTGGCTCCAGTAGCGGTTCCAATTATAGCGGCTGGAGGAGCAGCCCAGGCAGCTGTGGTATTATCGACACCTCCACCCATGCACATGGGAGGGATTGTAGGAGGTAGAGCGACCACAGCACCAGACGAAAAAATTACAACTCTTTTAGACGGAGAGGCAGTACTGGACAGAAACACCACCAGACAATTGGGAACAAATGGAGTCAACAGGCTACAGAATGGATTAGGAATGGAACCCAGCGTAATTGTAATTTCACCCTTTAAGCATTTGGACAGATATAACAAATCAGCCAGGCGACTCCAGAAAAACCTACCACGAGGCTCTGGGAGATATTAGCGATTTGTAATTATATCGCTTACACTTTCATACTTTCACTTTCACTTACACTTACACTCTCACTATCAAAGAGGTATCCATGGCAACCGATAACAGCCCAGAAGACCTTAGAGGATTTTTATTACCCTGGCCTTTTTCCACCAGTCATATCTGGAACGCACAAAGCAATTACAGCCAGGAGAATCCATACCCAGACGTACCAGAGCCACAAATGGATACAGACCTGGGACTAACCAGTACTGGCTCCTTTACAGCTACAGAACCTCTGGACATACAGACCATTAAAGCTGGAGGAATAGGAAAGGCTGGATTTGGCTGGAAACTGGAAAGTGATACCCAATATTATGGAGCTGATGGATTTGGAGCTATATCACGCTGGGACTACATTATTACAGGTAGCTCTACTCCTCTAATTACGAATAATCTCCTCCAGGCTATAGCACTCCCAACAGGAGAACAGCTGGTACTGGTAGAGAGAAAGGATACGAGTATAACCAACACACAAAAAATATTTGTATACAAACGTGATTTGAATGGAACCATAACCAACGCTGAGATTTTTGGACAGGACAGTACCAGTATAGCTCTAAAGGGTTCTCTAACAATCCTGGGAGATGGGAGTATATTGGCTGTGTTCTCAAAAGTAGACAGTAACGATAGGATTAACCTGGAATCATACAGGAGCCACGATGGTACCAATTGGAGCCTCCAGAGTAGGAGACTCCTGGAAAATGATATAGATGGTTCTGGAACATTTGGAGCTGGAGCAGACGGAGCCAGGATAGAAAGAATCCGTATAGCTGAGAGTCTAGGCCAGATATTACTCCTGGTTAATGTTACGTCTTTTAATACTTCCCTCACTTCTCAGAACCTGGTATACCAATTTTCCAGTACTGATAATGGTTGCTCTTTTATACACGTAGGAAACACCTCTGGAGCTAATCCCTATTTCTCTATAGACATGGTGGTACGTAATGGCCAATTCCAGGTATTCTATATCGACAACACAGATCAGAGCGAGTTTATTTTTCTGGAAAACTCTACCACCCCCCTGGACAGAGCGCTGGGATTTGGAGCCACTCAATCAGTAGTAAACGGCCAATTTTCTATATCAAAAGTGAACAGCACACATGGATTTTTAGAGGACGGTTTCCAGAGTATTTGGGTAGACACAGCTGGAAACTATTATGGAGTCTATAAAGACGTAGATACAGGAGTAGATTTTAGATGGTTCCTTATTTTCTCAGAAGATGGAGAGAATTGGACTTTTTATGGTCACAATAGCCAGGGAGCCAGTTTTATACCAGCCCAGGCTATACTGTACAGTATTGGAGATAGCGCGATACAACCCACAGAGATTAGCGGCTGTTCTGGCCAGGGTAAACAGTTTCTGTTTCATAATTACGACTTTACAGGCTCCCATAATTATGGTGGACTCCATGTATTCGAATTGGGAGGCTGGAGTACCATAAACCTCCCAGCCACAACAGAATACCCACAGCTCCAGGAAAGAGCCAATTGGAATATTACCTGGGTTCCATACAACAGCCCAGATCAGTCCAGCTATTACTCTGGAGTAGGTACTGGAACCATTACCCAAAACACCACCGATACTCTATTTGATTCTACTCCTACCCAATCAGTATATGTAGAGAGTCCTCTGTTTAATACCAGGTTAGAGGAGGGAGTAATAATAAGGACAAGATTATTAGCCACTACAGCTGGAGAAGTAGACAAAGGGAGAGGAATACAGGTACAGACTACAGACAGAAAAGTATCCATATATGTAACTACATCAGCTGTATCTTTATTTGATGATTATGGTACAAGTCAATTAGCCCAGGCAAGTGTAGACACCAGAGGAGGGATAGAGCTACTCCTGGCAGTGGTAAACAATAAGGCCAGAGCCTGGTATAGAGTATCGAGTATTGGAGAGAAAAAATGGATTTCTCTGGGTTCTGGTAGTCTCTCCTCTGGAGCCACAGCATCAGACACCAGAGTACGATTTGGACACTTATCAGCTCCTGGAGGAGTGCTAGATTTAGTGTCTAAATGGTTTGAGTTTCATTTTTCTTATGGAGCCTCCACAGGATTACAGCTGGAACAGGAGCCACCAAATCCAGAGGGATTACAGAGCCACCTGTACCCACCCCAGGGAAAGACAGCATACCTGGGGAGCGGAGTCCAGATCAGTACCTACGATTCACCAGGATACTATGGAGATCAGTACAAAATAAAAGAGACAGCTCTAAATCCTATTCGTAACATGTTTATTGGAACCTCCAGGAGTCCCAGAGTAGCCTGGAGATCAGCGGATACAGGCAGCCAAACCATAGCGCTATACCTGGACACAACATTACAAGAGAACCAGGACAGCACAATTGGAAACAGTATATTGGGAGTCCATCTATCCAATATAAACTTTCGTACATTTGAATTACAATACTACAGACAGGCCACCAGCTCCTGGACTTCTCTGGGTTCATTTGACAACGATATTGGAGGAGGTTTTACATTTGAGAGAAAGGGTAATACAGTTTACTCCACAGTAGCAAATGGAGAGTTTTTAGACTTTAACGAGTGTAAAGACTGGACTCTACTCCTGGACAATGGAGTAACAGTACAAGCGAAAAAAGTTAGAACAAATACAGAGGGAACCCTGGACGCTGGAACCAACAGAAAAAGAGCAGCTCTGATATTAGATGACGCTACCACATCAGACCATACAACTGGGACAGCGTACCTGGTACCAAGGAGCTGTACAGTAATCAGAAGTCTAACCCCAGACATAGCGGCTATTAAAATAATCATATCAGCCCAGGAAACAGTAGAGAATGTTTTTACAATTGGCTCTTTTGTAGCTGGAGCTGTAGTAGTACCACAGCAATACTCCAGAGGACGTTCTATTACATTTGAACCTGGAACCACAGCCCAAATTACAAACGATGGCCAGGAGCTGGTACGTAATCTTAATCCTGGAGCCAGAGTGTACAGAATAGGCTGGACAGATGGAGTGGATACCAGCGATTTGTACGACACTAACCCAGATCCAGGGTACTACAGTCTCCACACTGGAGGAGTAGCAATTGGAGCGCCAGCCTCTACACCCTCCACCATGATGGGAGTAGCCAGGTTCTGTAATGGTCAAGATCAGCCCCTGGTATTCTTGCCAAAAATATCCAGGAACACCTCCCAGATAATAAACAGGAGAGAGCGCCAGGTATTAGGCTCTATCCAGGGAGAGATCAGTATAGAGCATGTTTTAGGAGATGAGTTTACAGGTACAGGAGCTGGAGAACTCTACAGAGTGGCCAGTATGGTAATTAGGGAGTTAATCTAATGAGGTACAGTACAGACCAATTGGCTGGTTCAATACCAATATTTCTGTTGGATTTAGACTGGAATGGACAAAAATGGTATTTTTCCAGTAAACCTGTGGAGTATGATGGAATCCAATACCAGGGTACTCTGGGAGACTTCTCATACAACCAGACAAGCCAGGTATTAGGAGTGAATGTAGAGGCCAACAGCCTCCAGGTACAAGTGGCCTTTATAGGACTGGATATGGTGGCAGAGTGGAGAAAAGGTAGAACCCTGGAGGGAGCCAGAGGTACTTTTTTCTATGTTCTGGAGAAAGATGGAGAAATACAAAACCTTGAGAGAATCATTTTATTAGATGGACTTGTACAGCTCCCAGTATTTGGAGATCCAGAGGAGCCTCCAGAGCTGTGTAGTTTTACTCTGGAGCGCCAGCCCTACGAATCGAACAGGCAAATTATACCAGGGAGCCAGGTAATAGATAAAACCACTTTCCCAAATCACAACCAGGACACAGCTGGAGGAAAACTGTACCCTGTAGTATTTGGTACTCCTGGTATATCTTTAGACGATGAGGGAAACACTGTAAACCTATTCTGTACTCCAGCCTACCATGTAAAGTCTGATCCAAATAAGCACGAATATTTTATAATTGCTGGCCACGAAGTACAAGCCGACCA